CCATTTGCTTTTGACGATATGATGGTGGATTATTCAGTACCGTTTGATTGTAATGAGTTTTGGGATAAAAAAATGTGGTTCTGGTTAGAAGAAAACATTGGGAAATTAGAAGGGAAAGTATTATTTTGGAATATTGGTGGTTCGTATTTACAATCAATTTAATATAAATAAAGGAGTTATGAAAATGGCACAGACGTGGCATAGAAGATGGGATGACAGTTATGCTGAGGAAGCATTTAAGAACAGATTGAATTTACCTATTAAGTATGTAAAGTTAAATAAAGATGCAGTTAAACCAGAATACTCACAAGATGGCGATGCAGGTATGGACTTAACCGCAACTTCATTTAGAGTTACAGATACTTTCATGGAGTTTGGAACTGGTATTGCGGTACAAATTCCAGAGAATCATGTTGGACTTTTATTTCCAAGAAGTTCAATTACAAAATCTGCACCAGGAGTTTCATTGAAAAATTCTGTTGGTGTTATTGATTCAAATTATCGTGGTGAAATTCTTGTTAGATTTGAATTGCCTTACTCAGCAGAGATGGGAGGAACTATTCCAGTTGTTGGCGATAGAGTTGCACAATTGGTTATTATTCCTTACCCAAGAGTAAAATTCGTAGAAGTAGATAAATTATCTGATACAAACCGTGGTGAAGGCGGGTTTGGTTCAACAGATAAACAGTAACTTATATATTTATAGTAAACAAATTTGTTTACTGATAGAGAAGCATTATGTCAAAACTAACTAGTATATTAAAAGAAAGTGGTTTATCGAGATTGGTTTACCACATGGAAATGCATGATTGCGGTACAATTACAGCCTTCCGTTCTAAAGAAGGCTGTGGTTTACCTGAAGATTTACCTTATGCATTACAAGATAACAAAAAAAGAAATGCTCAATTAAAAGCAAAACTTGAAATGATGGGGTATGGAACAACCGCAGTTAAAGGTGCTTACATTGAAAACTACGGAACACCAGAAGCGATTGAAGTGCGTGAGGATGTTTTCTTTGTTGTAGATTTACAAGATAAAGGAAACCTTGAAGCAGATTTAAGAAGATTGGGTGAAGAGTATATGCAAGATTCTATTTTGTTTATACCAAGAGGTGGTAGAGGTTCTATTCTCATCGGTACAAACCATTGTTCAGATTATCCAGGATATGGAAGAACAATGCAATTCAATGATAGACAAATGGGCAAAGGTGGACAGTTTATGACAAAAGTAAACGGTAGACCTTTTATATTTGAAGCTAACTTACTTGAACAAGTTGGAAACCATAACTATTATAGTGTTGCAAACAATATGGGTAAGTGGGCAATGAAAACTATTGCAAACAAAGATTGGAAAGATATAGAAATTTAATTTTAACTTAAAGGTATTATTATGAGTCGTTCATATAGAAAAACTTCGATAATAGGAAATGCAGGTTCTTCAGAAAAAATGGATAAAATTATAGCTCATCGTAAATTTAGGAAGTATATTAAAAACCATATTACAGCAACTCATGGTGATTTAGAATTATTAGAAGAAATAATGATGCCAAAAGACGATGAAATTTCTAATACTTGGACATCATCGAAAGACGGAAAGACTTATTGGGATATAAGTGAGGACGAGAATGATTCAGATTGGCTAAAGCGATTTAAGAAAAAAATGATGAGGAAGTAATTGTTATGGAAGTTTTATTAGTAGAACCCAAAACAAATAAGTTCACCGCTTATTTGTATGATGGTACAATGGAAGCAGCAACAGAAGCATGCTCAAAATGGCCATGTATTATGACTGCAAGTAACAGTTATAAAGATAAGTGGGTTTTAAAGTTTGAAGCATCAAAAGAAGAGTGCTTACCTGGACAATATATTGTTAATGAAAAGAAGGGGTATTCAATTTATACACAACGTGAATTTTTAGAAAAGTATGACGTGGTGTATGATAACAGAAATAAAATCGGTAACTTTTTAGCAGACGATTAATATAGGAATGTTATGTATTTAGATTACTTTGATAAGTTCAAAGGAATGAGTCCCTACCTTGCGATTGATGAAACAGAATGGAAATATATTCAAGAAACATTTCAGAAAGAAGATGTGTTAGAATCTATGGCAACAGTTTTGATGACGTATGATTTACCATACGCTGACATTTCTATTGATGATGCAATTTCTGAATTTCAAAAATTGAAGGGTATTAAGTGGAAAGAATTATTAAAAGAAGGTAAGTGGAAGGCAAGGCATAGTTACAATGCAGAATTTGAATGGAATGAAAAACCATTATATTTTTCAAGAAACAATGTAGGTAATTCTGCATCAAATTATTTTCAACAGATAAACCGTTGGAAAGTTGATGCTGCATACTCACCTGGTCCAGCGAGAAGTTGGACTTCTCTTCGTTCTATGATTTCTTTATCAAAAGCATTTTTTACATTAAAATTCAAAAAGATTGATAAAGCAGCGGTTCGTTCTGCACTAAGTCTTAGAAAATATATTTGTTCTCAATTCAAACCAAATGTTGCAAAAGCATTATACGATATGTATGGGGCTAAAACAATATTGGATTTCTCAGCAGGTTGGGGTGATAGATTGTGTGGATTCTATGCATCGGATAAAGCAGAAACATATATTGGAATAGACCCAGCACCAAACAACCATGACGTTTATAAACAACAATCTGAATTTTATTCTAAACAATTAGGTTGGTTTGATACTAAAAAATCAGTACATTTATACGAAGCACCCGCGGAGGATTGGGACAATTCAGAGTGGATAGGCAAAGTTGATTTAATATTTACATCGCCTCCTTACTTTGATACCGAACGATATTCAAACGATGATAAACAAAGTTGGGTTCGGTACAAGAATATAGATTCTTGGAACAAAAACTTTTTACATAAAGCATTGGATAACGTATGGGCTACTCTTAAACCTGGTGGTACAATGATTATAAACATTGCAGACATTTATAATAGACCGGCCAAATCTTATTTGAAAATATGTGACCCAATGATTGAGTACATGAAAGAAAAGTCAGATTGTTTATTTGAAGGTTCTCTTGGAATGGAAATGGCATCACGCCCATCGGATACTGGTATTGACTACGATGATAAAGCAAAATTTGCAGAACCAATGTGGATATTTAAAAAGGCATAAAATGTATCAAAATATATTTGTTAAAACAAACACAAAAGAAGCATGGGTATGGGATGATGATAAAGGACTTCTTTATTTTAACTATACTCCATACGCTTACCGAAAAGATTCAAATGGTAAATTTGTTTCATTGTACGGTGATAAATTATCTAAGGTAACTGAATTCACAAAGAATGATCCAGACTTATTTGAATCTGATGTTGCTGAAACTACTCGTATTCTTGTTGATATGTACCACGAATCAGATATTCCATCGAAGGGAATTATTACAATGGCTTTTGACATTGAGGTTGAAATGATTACAGGTACACCAGACCCAACCGAAGGTAACAACGAAATAACTTCTATAGCTTTCCATGATTCAGCAACGAACACATACACTATGTTGGTGTTGGATAAAAGAAAAAGGTTGAAGAATAGAACTACGGATAACAAAATAATAGTTTCTTGTCCAGATGAAAAAACACTTCTACTTAAATTTTTAAGTGCAATAGAAGAAATTCAACCACACATAATGACTGGTTGGAACTGTGATGCATTCGATATACCGTATTTGCATAATAGAATAAAAAGAGTTCTTGGTAAAAAACAAGCGCATCGTTTATCACCTATAAATGAAATGTTTTTCTCTCCTTACAGAAACCGATGGAGCATTGCTGGTATTTCTGTATTGGATTACATGACTGTTTACAAAAAGTTCTCTTATAAAGAATTACCATCGTATGCACTTAATGCGGTTTGTATGACTGAGTTAGGTCGAGGTAAGGTTGAGTATGAAGGTAACTTAGATGATTTAATGGAAAATGATATTGAAACTTTTATTGAGTACAATATAACTGACGTTGAGTTGGTTCTTGAATTAGATAAGAAGTTGCAGTACATAGACTTAGTGCGTGGTATTTGTCATGTAGGTCATGTTCCCTATGAAGATTTTGTGTACTCTTCAAAGTATCTTGAAGGTGCTTTATTATCGTACCTTAAAAATGTTGGAAGTGTTGTAGCACCGAATAAGCCAGCGGATAGACAAGAGAAGATGGCAGAGTTAAGAGAAAGTGGTGAGCAAGGATTCATTGGCGCTTTCGTTAAAGACCCAATTCCTGGCCGTTACGAATGGATGTATGACTTAGATTTAACTTCTCTGTATCCATCTATTATTATGACTTTGAATATTTCACCAGAAACAAAGATTGCTAAAATCGATAACTGGTCTGCTGAGGATTTTATTCGTGATAAGAATGATGAATATTCTGTTGCAGGTGAAACTGTTTCAAAAGAAAAGTTAAAAGCGTTTTTAGATAAGTACAAATATACCGTTGCTTCAAACGGTGTAATGTATAGTTCAGATAAGGTTGGATTGATTCCTGCTATTCTAAACGATTGGTTTGATAAACGGGTTCAGTACAAAGATGAAATGAAAAGATGGGGTAAAGAAGGCGATACAGAAAAGTATGAGTTCTATAAGAAAAGGCAACTTGTTCAAAAGATTCTTCTTAATTCATTGTACGGTGTATTAGGTTTACCTGCTTTTCGTTTCTATGATATTGATAATGCAGAAGCGGTTACTCTTTCTGGTCAGACTGTAATTAAGAAAACAGAAGCAGCTATTAACATGAAGTACAACAAAGAGTTAGGTTCTGATAATGTTGATTACGTGCAATACGTTGATACTGATTCTGTGTTTGTTTCTTGTTTACCGTTGGTAAAGAATAGATTTCCTGATATTGACACTAACAATATTGAGTTGATGACTCCAAAGATTTATGAGATTGCAACGGAAGTTCAAGATTACGTTAATGAATTTTATAATGTATTTGCACAGAAAGTATTCAACACAGAGAAGCATCGATTGGAAATTAAACAAGAGATGATTGGACGTACTGGTTTCTGGCAAAAGAAAAAACGATATGCCTTATGGATTATTTCTGATAACGGTGTTCCGATGGACAAGTTAGAAGTTAAGGGATTGGACATTGTTCGCTCTTCTTTCCCCAAATCATTTCAGAAGTTTATGAAAGCGGTACTCATTGATATTTTAAAAGGCAGAGATAAAGAAGAATTGGATGAAGACATTATAAAATTCAAAAAAGATTTAGGTACAGTTCTCTATGGTGAGTTGGCAAAGAACTCTTCTATAAAAGATATTAAGAAATATCAAGAACGTTTAACCGTTGATGTATTGGGTAAGTTTGGGAAAGGAACACCTGCTCATATTAAAGCAGCGATGAATTATAATAACTTGTTAAAGTTATTTAATTGTCCACCGAAGTTTCCTGCAATTAAAAATGGTGATAAAGTTAAATGGTTATACTTAAAAAATAACTCATACGGTTTAGAAGAATTAGCATTCAGAGGGGATTCAGATCCAGAAGAAATTATAGAATTTATTAAAAATAACTTTGATGCAAACGAACTATTTGTATCGGAGTTGGATGGTAAACTAAGAGGTTTCTATGAATCTATGAAGTGGGAGTTTCCAACTGAAAATAAAAAGGTTGCACAAAAGTTTTTTTCTTTCTAACTAATTTAGTATATTTGTGGAAATTATTATTATAAAAGGATTCGTGTTATGGAAAAATCAAAGTTATTAAACTTCATCAGTAAATATCATTTGGGTAAGTTAGTTCAATCAGTTGCTTGGAATGCAAATGGTGGATTATCAACTCGTTTTATTTCTGATGATAAGTGTGTAGTTGGGGAAATTAAATTGAAAAGTTTTAGTGGGCAAGAAGCAAAGTTCGGTGTATATGATACAAATTTACTTACAAGCCTTCTTGGTGTTCTTGGGAATACAATTGACTTCAAAATAAACGCTGCAGAGGAAAAAGCATTTGCTTTAACATTAAGTGATAAATCTACAACTGTTAATTATATGTTAGCTGATTTAGCAGTTATTCCACCTGCACCAGAGTTGAAAGAACTTCCACCATTTGAATTAGAAATGTCAATTACAAAAGATTTCATTGAGAAGTTTATTAAAGCTAAATCTGCTTTGTCTGATATTGAGAAGTTTACAATTCTTAAAAACGGTAAGACTGGCAAATGGCAAATTGTAATTGGTTATGCTAACACAAACTCTAATAGAATTTCAATTGATATTGATTGTACTTGCAATGAAGATTTTGAACCAATTTCTTTTTCTGCAAAGTATTTCAAAGAAATTCTATCAGCAAACAAAGATTTAAACGGTGGTTCAATGAAAGTTTCTTCACAAGGTTTAGCAAAAGTTGAATTTGATATTGATGATTTTGAATCAAGATATTTCTTAGTAAAATTGGAAAACAATTAATGAAAAAGTATTTCTATGAAAAAAGTGATATTCTGTCCTGGCCATCAAATATAACGTATGGAGAACTGGTTACGTTTGACGATAACAGGTTTTATGAATGGGCAGAAGATTTAAGAATGAGGATTCTAACTGATTGGGATAACAATGGGAAACCACCAGTCGTTGGTAGAACTGAGGAAGAGATTAATCAATCATTCTCTAAACTACGTCAGTTTAACGCCTCATCTATTTTTCATAGTGTGGAAGAAGGCAATGACTCTGACATGATTGGAGTCATTGCTAATTTCACAAAAGTTGGTTCGGCAGCAAATCAATTCTTTCCAACAATGCTAAAAACTAAAATTGCATCAGGTATGGGAAGTGATTCTGGTAAATCGATTTACGATTATTTTACAGACTCTATGAAAGAAACATTTCACCACATTATGAAGAGAAGTGTTTACAACGATTCTATGTATTTGTACAGTAAGTCTTTATCTTCAAATCAAGTAAAGAATCCTTACTTCAAAGAAGGTGAAACTCTCCGTGATTTCTTCATGGCGTATAAAAATGGCGATGGAAGATTCGATGGACAAGGTGTTCGTATTTCTAAAATATCATGCACCTTAGAAACTCAAACTAAAAAATATAAAAAGTATTTGACTATAAAAGCAGATGAGATTAGACAATTCTTAGCGGAAGGTTTGATTGATGATTTTATGTTATTCACGTTGGGTAGTCCAGAAGATTTAACTGATACATTTAATATACAGAAAGAAGGTTCTGAACCGAGAGCTAATGTTTATATTGTTCGTGTTTACGAAAAGAATATAAAATTATTTCCAAGTGCAATACAAGTATTTCGTATGTCCTTTTGTCAGCCAGCTGTAAACTTTCCACCTATGACCGCAAAGTTTCTTTATGAACACTTTACAAAACATATACCTGCAAGTGAAACAGTAACGGTATATGATCCAAGTTCTGGTTGGGGTGGTCGCATATTAGGTGCAATGTCTGTTGGTCGTCCAATACATTATGTTGGAACAGACCCAAACACAGATAACTTTATTGATGAATTAGGAATAAGTCGTTATGAATACCTTGCAGACTTTTTCCTAAAATCAATAGGCGAGCGTGGTACAAATGTATCTTCAAAGTTCTTTGTTACAAATGAAAATCATACGTACGAGCTTTTCCAAGATGGTTCGGAAACAATTCAGTTTAATCCTAAATTTCAAAAGTATAAAGGTAAGTTAGATTTTGTTTTTACTTCACCACCATACTTTAATCGAGAAATGTATTCGGATGACGCAACTCAGTCCTATAAAGCACATAGTGAGTATGCGGATTGGCGTGATAACTTTTTACGCCCAACATTAGAAACCGCGGTTGCTTATTTGAAATCAGACCGTTACCTTTGTTGGAATATAGCTGATATTAGAATTTCAACTAACAAAATAGTTCACCTTGAAAAAGATTCAATTGATATATTAGAATCATTGGGAATGGAGTATGTAGGTAAATTTGGAATGGCGATGGGTAGAATGATTGGAAACTCTGACCAAGAAAAATTAGCAGAAAGAACTTCTAATAAAGTTTTCCATAAGAATCAATGGTGGAAACAAGAACCTATTTTTATATTTCGTAAGCCGTTGGTAGATAAAGAATAAATTCGTATATTTGTAGAAATTAATTATTAAGAATATAGGCTACGTATGTTTAACAAATCTCATACAATTTGGAACGAAAAGTATCGTCCCGAAACACTTGAAACTTACGTTGGAAACCCAACAGTTAAAGAAACTTTTGCACAATATATTAAAACAAATGATGTACCGCACTTACTTTTACATGGCGATGCTGGTAGCGGTAAAACAACTCTTGCTAAAATTGTTGCTAACACTATAGCAAAAGATAATTATATTTATATAAATGCATCGGATGAAAACTCAGTAGATACTGTTCGTGATAAGATTAAACAGTTTGCTTCTTCTATTGGATTTGGAGGATTGAAACTAATTATTCTCGATGAGTGTGATTACATGACACCGAACGCTCAAGCAGCACTTCGTAATGTAATTGAAACATTTAGTAAAACTACTCGTTTCATTTTAACGTGTAACTATGTTGAAAAGATTATTGACCCAATTCAATCACGTTGTCAAATATTCAATATAGTTCCACCATCTAAAAAAGAAGTTGCACAACATCTCGTAACTATTTTGGAAAGCGAGGGAATTAAATATAACAAAGAAAACCTTGTTAGTATTATAAACTCGAACTATCCAGATATTCGTAGAGTTATTAATACAACTCAACGGTGTGTTATAAACGGTAATCTGAAGTTAGATGAATCAACATTGGTGGAAACTAATTACTTTTCAACTATTGTTGATTTACTGAAATCAGATAAAAACAAAAAAGAAAAGTTTGAAGGTATTCGTCAGATACTTGCAGACAATCATGCGAGAGATTTTAACCAACTGTTTCGTTATCTCTATGATAATGTAGATAGTTACGCAAGCGGTTTTGTATCAACTATTATTTTAATCATAGCAGAAACACAATACAAAGATAGTTTTGTGGTTGACCACGAAATAAATGCAATGGCAATGTTTATTCAAATTATTATGGAAATTGAACAAAGGAGAAAAGGATGAGTGTATTTGATATTAATGGTGGTGGACAACCACCAGGACAAGAACAACAAAGAATTAATGTTGACTTAAATCAAGCGAGCGATATTGCTTGTTCTTATTGTGGTGGAAAGTTTTTCCATCAAGTAACATTCTTTAAAAAGATTTCTGCATTACTTTCACCAACTGGACAAGAAGGAATTATTCCAATTCCAACATACGCTTGTCTTGAGTGTGGAAATATTAATGAAGAGTTTTTACCATCGAGAAGACAACAATTAAACGATTAATAGGATTTTAATAATGGCTGCTAAGAATATATTCGACCACTTAAAAGGTGTTACACTTCGTAAGACAAAGTGGGAAGACTTATCTGAAGAAGATAAGAAGAGTTGGAGTAACTATATGATTTCACGTTTCTTCTCTATGGAGCCGGAACTTGTGGAAGTTATAAATGAGTTTCAGAAATACTCGAATGGAATATTAACATCAGAAGATTATTATAAACTATTATCGGATACTCTACCAAAACATTCGTTCTTTCTAAAGTATGTTAAAGCTAAGAACAGAGTTGACATAGAACCAGAAATGATTACTTTATTTTGTAACCATTTTCAACTTGGAAAGAGCGAAGTGTTTGAGTATATTCGTTTTCTGAAAACTACTAATCCAACCGAACTTACTACTATACTAAAGAAGTATGGTACTAAGGAAGACGCAATAAAAGATTTTGAAAAGAAATTGAAGACAATAAAATGAGGAACAAAATGTCAATTAAAGAAATAGACTTAGGGAGAAAACAAAGTGGTGTTGTTTCCGAAATGGAAGAGAAGTTTCCAACTATGACTAAAGAATTTAAACGCATTCAACAAGAACAGTACGAACTATTTTGTGGAAAACAAAAGAACTATGGTCCAGATAATATTTCAATGGGGAGTAATCTTGAAAGAGAAGATGACCGTAAACTTTCTTTACAAGGTTTATTCTTTAGAATTAATGATAAAATAAATCGTTATAAACAAATGATTATGTTTGGTTCACAAGATGCAGTTGGTGAATCACTAAACGATACATTCAAAGATATTTCTGTATACGGAATAATTGCACAACTTGTTCAATCTGGTAAATGGGGGAAATAATGAGTATATATATTTGGACTTCGGAATATGTAAGTGAAGGGCATCCTGATAAAATAGCTGACCAAATATCAGACGCAGTTCTTGATTGGTACTTACAGAGAGACCCAGACGCAAAAGTTGCTTGTGAAGTAATGGTTAAAGATAATGATATTTATGTTTCTGGTGAAATAAAATCTACCGTTAATAAAGATAAACGAACTTTAGAATTATCACTCACACAATTAATTAGATGGGTTATAAAGGATATTGGTTATACAAAAGAAGAATCACCGTTCTTTAATTCAGACTATTGCCGTATTCATTTTAATATATCAACTCAATCCCCTGAAATTAATCAAGCAGTTGATAAAGCTGGAGTTGTAACAGCAGGAGACCAAGGTATTATGTTTGGATACGCAACACGTGAAACTCCAACTTATATGCCAATAGCAATTTACTTAGCTAAAAAAATTATAGAAGTAGCAACTGATATTAGAAAGAAAGGTGCTAAACTTGGTCATGTACAAAAACTTCGCCCTGATATGAAGAGTCAAGTATCTGTTGTATATTCAGATGGTAAAGCAGTTGGTATTCATTCTGTTGTATTTTCAACTTGTCATTCCGAAATGGTTTCACTTGAACAACTTAGAAAATATTTTCATTCAGATATTTTGCCAGTTGTATTGGAAACTATTCCAAAGGAACTTGCAGAGTTATTTACAGATAAAACAATTTATCATATAAATCCTGCTGGTGAATGGAACATAGGTGGTCCAGTTTCTGACTGTGGGCTAACAGGTAGAAAGATTGTAGTTGACCAATATGGTGCTGATTGTGAAATCGGTGGTGGTGCTTTCTCTGGTAAAGACCCAAGTAAAGTTGATAGAAGTGCTGCTTATATGGCGAGACACATTGCTATTAAAACACTACATGAAAATCCAGAAGCAAATAAAATAAAAGTTCAACTGGCGTATGCAATCGGTGAAGAGTTTCCTGTTTCGTATCGTATATTCGACCCAACAACTGGTAAAGAATATGGATTGAATAAATTTACTCATACCGATTTAACTCCAAGTAAAATCATTGAACGATTAAAATTAAAAACTCCTATTTATTTACAGACTGCAAGGAATGGTCATTTTGGAAATAATGAGTTTGAATGGGAGAAAATTGGATGAAATTAAAAGACTTGATAATGGAAGCGTTCACATTGAATGGTAGAGTTATGTTATACCACTTTTCAAAAGAAGATTTAGGAAATGTAGCACTACTTGATCCAGCATTGTCAAGTCAACGTCCATCTTCTTGGTCACGTAATGATTATAAATTATCAAAAGTACCAAGAGTATTTTACTATACAGACTTAGCAAAAGTTGAGCGTATGGTTAAAAGTAATAATTTATATGCAGCAGAGTACGATGGAACAAGAATATTAAATATACCACAAGTATTAAAAGAGTACCAAACAAACCCAGATTCACTTGCTATAAAAAATCCAAATGCTTTCAAGGTAATGCAATCTTCCGTAAACCAATACGGTGTAATAGATTACGATGCTATGTTAAGAACGGCAGGTCAATTCTTTAGTGGTGTATTCTACGATACTGGTAACTTACCAATCGTTAATTTATTTGTACCACTAAGAGCAAAAAAACAAAATGTCTGATAAAAAAATATCCTTTTCACAATATCAAATGTGGAAGGGTTGCCCTCACAGGTGGAAACTTGTTTACAAAGATAAGGTTGGCATTTTTACTCCAAACATAGCAATGTTGTTTGGAACGGTGATGCATGAAGTTCTACAAGAATATGTAAAGACTATATATGAAAAATCAATAAACGAAGCAAACGCTTTAGAGTTAGATATAATGCTTCAGAATGGTTTGAAGGAACATTATAAAAAACTACTTACAGAAACTAATGGGGTACACTTCTCAAATCAAAATGAACTTGCTGAGTATTGTAATGATGGTATTGAAATTCTAAAATGGTTCAAGGCACATAGGGCAGACTTCTTCTTAAAGAAAGATTATGAATTAGTTGGAATAGAATTACCGATTAATATAATTCCACTTGAAACTCATTCGAGTGTAAGACTTGTTGGATTTTTGGACTTGGTAATAAAGAATACAAAAACAGATGAGATTTATATTTACGATTTCAAAACAAGTACAGGTGGATGGGGTAAGTATCATAAGAATGATAAAGCAAAAGTATCGCAACTTGTTTTGTATAAAACATATTATGCAAAACAATATAATGTTAGTCCAGAAAGTATTCACGTTGAATATCTTATTCTAAGAAGAAAGATAAGGGAAGACGCTGAATATGAAGCAATGAAAAGAAGAGTTCAAAGATTTGAACCATCGCACGGGAAAGTTTCTCAGAATCAAATTCAAAAAGAAATACACGAATTTATAACCACCAACTTTACAGAAGACGGTGAATTTAAGTTAGATGTTGTTTATACACCAGAAGGTGGCAATGAATATTCTAATTGTAGATTTTGTGATTTCAATAAGTCTGAAGATTTATGTCCGAAGGAAAAAAGAAATACCCTACCGTTCTAAAATAATTTCTACTATTTTCTACTGTTTTCTATAATTAGTACATATTTATGTATGTATGGAATTTATCTAAACATTGGAGAAAATTGTGGATGAAAAATCAAAATATTCAAGTATTCAAATTAGAGCAAGAATAAAAGAAGAAATGTTAAATTACTGTAATAGTAATGGATACAAAGTTAGTGGTCTTTTAGAAAAACTAATTCAGAATCACCTATCAGGAAGTTACGTTACGAATACTATATAAGTATATTATTAATAAAAGGTTATGTATGGCAAAGAAAAAAATATTATTATTATCAGATGATTTACGGCTAACATCTGGAATTGCAACTGTGTCTCGTGATTTAGTTCTCGGTACAGTAAAAGACTTTGATTGGGTACAAGTCGGTGCAGCAATTAATCACCCAGATAAAGGTAAGATATTCGATTTATCACAAGATGCTAAAGAAAGAAGTGGTGATGATACGGCAAGTGTAAAAATTTATTGTAATGATGGTTATGGGGATTCTTTTCTTATTCGTAGAATAATGCAAGCAGAAAAACCAGATGCTATATTACATTTCACAGACCCAAGATTTTGGGGATGGTTATATAATATGGAACATGAAATACGTAAAAAAATTCCGCTGATGTATTTGAATATATGGGATGGTGCTGGTTTAATTGGAAATACAGCAACAGATCCTATGTGGAACAAAGAAGCATATGCAAGTTGTGATTTGTTAATGGCAATTTCAAAACAAACGTATGGATTAAATACACGCATTCTTAAACGTTTTGGTGAAGAAATTCCCGAACATAGAATAACGTATGTACCTCACGGAATTGATACTGATATGTTTCACCCTATTAGAGAAGAGAATACAGTAGCTAATAACCAATGGGAAGAACTACAAGAAGAAAATAAAAAACTTCGTGGTAATAACCCAAACAAGTTTATTGTTATGTGGAACAATAGAAACATTCATCGAAAGCATCCAGGTGATGTAGTTCTTGCTTATAAACATTTTTGCCAACTTGTAGATAAGAATGGTGGTAATGCTGCAGAAGATTGCGCTCTGTTGATGCACACTCAACCAGTTGATCCAAATGGAACTGACTTAGTTTCATTGGTTGGTGAGTTATGTAATGAGTACACAGTTTTGTTTGACGATAAAGTAGTTCCATCTCCAAAATTAAATGTCTTATATAATGTAGCAGATGTTGTTCTTAACATGGCTTCAAATGAAGGATTTGGCTTAGGAACTGCAGAAGCAATCGCGGCAGGTACACCGATTGTGGTAAATGTTACAGGTGGTTTACAAGACCAATGTGGTTTTATAAATCCAAAGACTGGTACGTATTTTACAGCGGAAGATTATTTGGAAGTTCATACACTTCATAGAAAAGATGAGTGGGGACATTTACAACACGGTGAATGGGTTAAACCTGTGTTCCCATCAAACATTTCATTACAAGGTTCAGTACCAACTCCTTATATTTTTGATGATAGAGCAGACTTCAGAGATATTGGTCAGGCATTATACGAGTGGTACATAACTTCAAAAGAAGATAGAATATTTGCCGGATTAAAAGGAAGAGAGTTTATTAGGAATGCGGAAGTTGGTATGTCAAGAGATAATATGTGTGAGCGAGTTTCAAAAAGTATCAACGATACATTTGAAAATTTCGTACCAAGAAAAAGTTTTGAATTACATTTAGTGTGAGGGAATGATGAGTTATAGACCAAAATTAGCTTTTTGTGGACCAGTTGCAACTATGAGTGGTTATGGTTCTCATGCGAGAGATTTACTTTTATCACTTATAGAAATGGATAAGTTTGATATACAAGTAATATCAATAAATTGGGGTGAAACTCCCATGGACGCATTGGATTCAGATAATGCAGATATGAAAAAAATTAAAGACTTAATAATTCCAGGCTTACAATCACAGCCAGACATTTGGATGCAATGTACTATTCCAAATGAATTCCAACCAGTTGGTAAATATAATATTGGAATTACAGCAGGTGTGGAAACTGACGCTTGTTCTCCTGAGTGGATTGATGGTTGTAATCGTATGAATTTGATTATTGTTCCATCCAAACACGCTAAGTGGGTATTTGATAATACTCAATACGATAAAATGGATAAGCAAACAAACCAAAAAGTTGGAAGTCTTAAAGTAACTGTACCTATAGAAGTTTTACATGAAGGTGTTAGAACTGATATATACAACAAAGAGAATCCGTTAGAAAAAAATATAACAGAAATATTAGATTCTATTCCAAACAATTTCGTATATTTGTTTGTTGGACATTGGCTTAAAGGAGACTTCGGTCAAGATAGAAAAGATATTTCTGGACTGATTTATACTTTCTGTGAAACATTTGGTGACACAGTAAATCCACCGGCACTTCTTTTGAAATGTACAAGCGGAACATTCTCTATCTCAGATAGAAGTAGAGTAATGGATAAAATTAATCTTATTAAGCGAATGAGTAAAAAGAAAAATCTACCAGAGATTTATTTACTACATGGTGAACTAACTGATAGTGAAATGAATTCTCTTTATAATCATAAGAAAGTGAAGGCTATGGTTTCATTCACAAAGGGTGAGGGATATGGAAGACCGATTGCTGAATTTATGGCATCGGGTAAACCAATTATTGTTTCTGGTTGGAGTGGACATATGGATTTTATCAATGAGAAATTCCATATTCCATTGAAAGGATCTTTGTTAGAGGTTCATCCAACTGCTGTTTGGGATACAATTATAAACAAAGGAACACGTTGGTTTACAGTAGATTACCAATATGCAGCAGAAACTATGGATAAAGTTCATAAGAATTATAATAAATACTTACAAAATTCTAAAATAGGTATTCGTGAACTAAAAAGTATTTGGTCATATAATTCTATGTGTAAAAAGTTTGAAACTATGTTAGAAGAAAAACTTCCAAAGTTTGCAGAGAGAGTTGCTTTGAGTTTACCTAAACTTAAAAAAATCAGTAGTTAAGGAGAAACCAAATGATTTCGTACACCATTACTGTTTGTAACGAACACAATCAGTTGAATACATTATTAAATTTTCTTGATTCAAAAATATCTGACCAAGATGAAATTGTTTTACAAATGGATAGTTTATCTGTAACCAACGAGGTTATAGAAGTTGTTAATTCGCATAAAGCAAGAATAAAAAACTTAACCGTTATTGAATTTCCATTGAACAATGATTTCTCCAGCTTCAAGAATAATTTGAAAACGTATTGTACAAAAGAATGGATTTTTAATATTGATGCAGATGAAATACCCAACGAAGTTTTAATAGTAAACATACATGATATTTTAAAAGAAAATAAAGAAGTTGATATGTTTTTAGTTCCAAGATGGAATACTGTTCAAGGAATAACCGAAGAACATATAAACCAATGGAACTGGACTTATGATAAAGAAGGTAGAGTGAATTGGCCAGATTTACAAACAAGAATTTATAAAAATAAAGAATCTATTGTTTGGAAAAACAAAGTACATGAGCGATTAAGTGGGTTTACTACTTACGCTGTACTGCCTGAAGAAGTTGAGTATTGTTTGTTTCATCCTAAAACAATAGAACGGCAAGAAAAACAAAATGAATTTTATAGTCAAATATAGGAATTGTTATGGAAAAAATACCATTATTCAAAGTGTTCATGTCTGAAACAGCACCAAAAGCTGTTACAGAAGTTCTTACTAGTGGGTTTATTGGTCAAGGGCCAAAGGTAGAAGAGTTGGAGAAGAATCTAACTTCTTACTTTGGAAATACATCAGCTGAAGTTTTAACGTTCAACTCAGCAACTTCGGCAGAGCATCTAATTTATCATCTACTAAAGAAACCATCAAGACTCACAACAACATACGATGCTGGTCAAACTTGGTATGATTGGCAAGGATTAGAAGAGGGTGATGAAGTTCTAACAACACCACTAACTTGTACCGCAACAAACTGGCCAATATTGGCAAACGGTTTAAAAATAAAATGGGTTGATGTTGATCCAAATACAATGAATATTTCTTTGGAAGATTTGAAAGCAAAGTTATCAGAAAAAACAAAGATTGTTGTTGTTGTTCATTGGGGTGGGTATCCTGTTGATTTGGTTGAACTTCAAAAAATCAGAAATGATTTTCACGCCAAGTATGGTTTTTCATTTATGATAGTAGATGATTCGGCTCATGCTTTTGGTTCTGAATTAGATAATAAACTCATTGGCACATTCGATACTATTTCAACTTTTTCAATGCAAGCGATTAAGCACATAACTTCTATTGACGGTGGGTTTTGGTTGTGTCCTTACAATGAATTAAATAAACGTGGAAAACTACAAAGATGGTATGGGATTGATAGAGAAGGACCAAGAGCAGATTTTAGATGTGAAAGCGATATAGAAGAATGGGGATTTAAGTTTCACATGAATGATGTTTCTGCTGCGGTTGGTATAGAAAATTTAAAACACGCAAAGTATATAATTGGTAAACATAGAGATAACGCTAAGTATTACAACACAGAACTTCAAGGTGTAAGTGGTGTAACACTCTTAGAAAATTCTCCAAGAAAAAAATCTGCTTATTGGTTATATACAATGCGAGTAGAAAGAAGAGATGAGTTTATGCGTTACATGAATAGTTGTGGCATTGTTACGAGTAGAGTACATGAAAGAAACGATAAACATACTTGCGTTAAAGAATTCGTTACTGAATTACCCAATGTGGAAATGGTAACTAAAGACATGATATGTATTCCTGTTGGTTGGTGGGTTACTGAAGAGCAACGTGAATATATTGTTAACTGTATCAAGAGGGGTTGGTGATGAAACATTGGGAAGAGTTTTGGAGTATTAAACAACAGAAACCTATTATAGAAGTTCCACCACAATCATTATATGGTGGAACTTATATAGAACCACTTGCTTCAATTGGTATGTCATGCTTCTTAGAACCTGTTCGTGATTTATTTAAAGAAGGGGTTTCCATATTAGACTACGGATGTGGTGCGGGGATATTAGCTAATTTTATTAGTGAACGGTTAAAAGATTATACGTACTACGGATTAGAAATAAATTCAGAGCATGGTATTGAAAGACTTGATATTGCAAAAAAATACTTAACTGATAATAGAAATTACTTTGGATTAATAAACGAAGATTTAACATCGGTTCTAAAAAATAAAATAGACTGTGTTGTTTTGATTTCTATTTTTACACATTTAAAAATAGATGCAGTTAAAGATATAATTTTTAATTTGAAACCTTTATTTGAAACAAACAAAGAAGCAAAAATTATATTCTCTTGTTTTATTGCAGAAGAAGATAATGTTATAGATTATAAACCAGAAATATCTGATGAGTTTTACGGAGTTAGTTTTATAAAAGAAATTGATTTAGTTAACTTCTGTGAAGAAAATAATTTAAAATTAAGTAAGTGTTTTGATTTTGTTGCACAGAATGATCATGTTCATAATATATACATGATTGAAGTAGGTGAAAATTTATGATCGGTTGGAATGAAGAAATTAAAAAAGAATTGGGGTACTGTGGTAATAATGTATTTATTGGACATAATGTTGTATTCACAAATCCAAAAGAAGTTTACCTAAGTGATAACGTTAGAATAGACCCATTTACTTTAATAACAACTAAATTAAAAGTTGGAAGTTATGTTCAGATTTGTTCTCACGCAGTTCTTGGTGGTGGAAGTTCTCATACAATTACATTGGGTGACTGGACTTTCATAGGATATGGTTCTAAATTGTTCTGTGCATCTGAGGATTATAGTGGTGACTTTGGACCTGTAAATGAGTTTTGGGGTAACAACAAAATATTTAGAGGCGATATTACGTTGAGTAACCACTCTGGTATTGCTTCTGATACAATGTTGTTTCCTGGTGTTCATCTACCAGAAGGCTGCACTATTGGTGCTAAAAGTTTTGTTTATCCAAAAGTTGAATTAATTGAATGGAGTGTTTGGCTTGGAAATCCTTTAAAGTTTCATAAAATGAGAAATAAAGAGAACGTACTTGCGTTTGCAAAAGATAAAGAATTTTTGAAGAAACATTAAGAAAATATATGAAGTGTTGTAAAGTAATATGCTTTTGGTTTGGATGGAGAAGACAATTTAGTAACAACGTTAGTAACATTACTGAATTAGTTCCTACAATAGTAAACACGGAATTAAATATTGAGAACGGAATAGATACCGATGTTTTATTTGTAGTAAACAAAACAAACACAGAATTAGATAATTCACTCGATAAATATGATGGTATGCAAACTAAGAATGGTTGTATTAAAGTTATTAAACGAGATAACATTGGTTTATCATTCGGTGCTTATTTAACAGCTTTCTCTCAATTTAAAAATGAATATGACTATTGGTTCTTCTCTGAAGATGATGTAATAATTTATCACGAAAATTATATGAAATCATTCGTAGATTTTTGGGAAAAAAATAAAGAGCAATTAGGATTTATCGCTTTAGCACCTATAAGTAATTATGGAAAATTACATTGTGGTGGAGGATGTGGAATGGTTTCTACAGAATGGATGAAAAAAACATATAACGATTCTGATATAATCCGTATATTGCAAAATTATTCTACGTATAAAGAACAGTATGATATTGCAGATTCTACATTAGGTAGTGAAAATGCAGAAGTTCTTTTCTCTAGTTCTTTTGTTCACGATGGTAGAACGATAATGAATCACTCAGAGTATTCACCACTTGCAGCAAATTACACAAAGCATAATAGTCAACGTAGATTTGAAACAAGAGAAAATCTAAATAAAAAATTTATATACACAGTTGGGGCATAATATGAAAAACTATTTCACAGAAAAAACAGCGATGGATATTCCTTGGATTGAATCTCCATTTTTTGAAAAAATACTAAACAACTCAGAGTATACAGAAGAAGAAAGAGAAACTCTAATAAAGTATAATAGAGATGGATATGTTGTGATTGATTTAGAATTGGATGACAATTTTATTAGTAATTTAATTAGTGGCGTTCAAGATGAATTAGATAAATTACCAACACAAGATTCGAGATACCATTACTCAGATTCACCTAGAGTTTTTGAAGCATGGAGAACTAATCCGTATGTTTTAGATTTAGCTCGTCATCCTAAGATATTGAAAACACTTGAGTTTCTTTATAATAAAAAACCAGTTCCATTTCAAACTATAAATTTTTTGAAGGGTAGTAATCAACCATTACACCAAGACTCTATTCATTTTTATACTCAACCAGAAAGATGGATGGTTGGAACTTGGACTGCTTTAGAAGATATGAGTGAACTAAATGGTCCATTGAATATAGTACCAGGTAGTCACAAACATCCACATTATAATTTTCAAAACTTAAATTTACCAGTTGTGGAGTTTGGAAATCAATTTGAAAATTACGCTGAGTATGAAAACTTTCTTATTCATTTAGTAGAAACAATGAGTGAGAACAAAAAACAATGGATAGGTAAAAAAGGTCAAACATTAATTTGGGCTGCTAATTTATTACATGGTGGTGCTGAAATTATTGATAAAAATTTAACACGTCATTCACAGGCCACTCATTTTTACTTTGAAGGGTGTAACCATTACTATGCACCTTTATTCTCAGATGTTACTAACGGAATATATTCAGATAAAGACTTAACAAACAAAGATATATTAAATCATATAATTGGGTGATGTATGGCAAAGATAGTTTTTTTTGGTGGTACAGGTGGACTTGGTTCGAAAGTTATAGAACATTTAGGAACACATACTATAAAGCCAGTTGGTTCGAGATTGGTTAATCTTGAAGAAGAATTAGAAATACAGAAATATTTCAATAGTAATAAAGATTTAGATGTGCTTGTTATTTTTTCTAATTATAATTTTAATTCTTTCTTGCACAAGTACAAAGATAATCAAGAAGAATTAAATAAACAGATAGCAATAAACATTGGAGGTGTTACTACTTGTATAGCAAACGCATTACCAAATATGAGAGAAAGAAACTTTGGTAGAATAATACTTGCTTCAAGTATAACAGTTGATAAAAATGTTATTGGTACATCCTTGTATGCAGCAGCAAAAGCATACTATGAAAACATTGTAAAAACAATTTGCATTGAAAATGCACAAAAAGGAATAACTGCAAACTGTATTCAGTTGGGTTACATGGACGGTGGTTTAACTTATACATTAGACGAGGAATTTCTAAAGAATACAATTAAATCAATTCCTGCTAAAAGACTCGGTACACCTGAAGAAATAGCAATGACTATTGACTTTCTAATAAATAATCCTTATGTTAATGGAACTACAATTAAATTAACTGGCGGTTTATAATGCTGTATTATAGAATAATAAATGATAAAGTTGTAGTGATGGATGAACTTCATTACTTATTGTTTTCCAAAGAAGATAAAGAAAAACATTCTGTTCCAGGATTACCAGACAATTATGATGGATGGTTTCCTTTTTTAAGAATGTGCCATACTATTGGAGATTATGCAATAACAAGTGGAATCTTTGAAGCATTGAAAACAAAACATCCTAAGATACAAATAGCATTACCAACTGATGAATATTTATTGAAGTTTTTTGGTGAAGCGGGTTTGGAATATTATTCATCTGGAACCAATAATGGTTTGCAGAATTTTCATATTGTTAATGCTAATAATCCACATATAGATTATTATTACAACTTCGGAGAATTTGAAAATATATTCACAGATCACGAAAGATGTTATACAAGTTTAGTTAAAAGACCAAACGGTGATATTCGTTCCTGCGATGAACCTTTAGCTGAACAAATACTTCGTAGGTTTGGGTTCACAGAAGAAGAGTTAAAAACTATTGATAGTAGACCTAAGTTATACTTTTCTAATGAAGAAAAAGAAAAAGGTGACGCATTTATTAAATCACACATGGGAAATTCTGAGTATGGTTGTTTATTATTTTCAGCAAGAATAGAAGAGTACCGTAACGAGTGGGAGTATGATACTGAACTATTTAATGCGTCTGAACAATATTCCAATTATCCTGTGTTTTATTATTCCAACGCTTTTGATTTAGAAACAACAAAGTGGAAGAAACGTTTTAATAACGCCATTGATTTTTCTAAAACAGATTTAACAATACGTGAACAACTTTATGTTAAGAGTAACGCAAAATTTAATATCGGTTATCAAGCAGGAGTTACCGATGCAATATCAGGAACAAATACAGAATGTCATGTTCTAACTCCATACTATAACATTGCGGAATGTTGTATTAGAGGAGTTACTTATTATTTTTCAGACGGTTCAATTAAAAGGTTTTAATCATGGCTATTTTTTATAGAATATACGATAACACAATTAGACACGCATTTGAAACTGACAAACTTGGTTTTGATGTAAATGATCCCTCTTATATACCAGATGAGTATTTGGCAAACAAAAAGTTTATAGTGTTAAGAACTTGTAACTCATTAGGTGATTGGGGAATTATATCTGCAATGCCTCGATTACTAAAGCAGAAATATCCAGATTGTAAAGTGTATGTTCCATCTGTTGATTTATTAACAAATATGTTTGCAGGTAGAAATACATGGAATCAATGGAACAATCCGTTTGAAAATGTTAAACAAATATTTCACAACAATCCGTGGGTTGACGGATTTATAGATAATATAGATGATGAAGTTTTCCATGACCATTATAGAATATACGATTTAGATGATCCAGAAATACCACTTGTAAAACAAATGTTAAAGTTCTGGCAATTCGCAGATTCAGAAATGAAAGATTATTTACCTGAGATTTATTTCACACATGAAGAAATACAATTAGGAAATGAAATAATAAATTCTTATATTGGTGATAATAAATTCGGTTCATTGTTATTGGCTAATACCACAAAAGATTTTTATGAAGACAATGTAAATGAATTACTTATTGGTGCTTTGGAATTATACAAAGATTTACCGTTCTTCTATTATGGAAGTAAAGACATAAGTGAAACAAAGTTTAACTTTGTTAATGTTAAAGGAAATTTTAAGGATATGAAAATTCCATTACGAGTTCAGTTATACATAAAGTCAAGAGCAATTGTTAACATTGGTTATCACAGCGGTATTAATGATATATTATGTAGGTATACAAATGTAGTATGTACACCGATGCACCCAACAAGTAAAGAAACTTTAAGAGAAAATTATTTACACACTATAAACTATTTACGCTATGACTTTTAATGAACCAAATATTGAATCGAGTTATTCTATAAACACATTAGGAAGCACTATTTATCAAACAGTTTTGGATTATAAACCAGAACGAGTTATTGAGTTTGGTGCACTCTATGGTTATTCTACTATTTGTATTGCTTCTGCTCTGAGGGAACTTGGTAGAGGGAAACTTATATGTTATGATATTTGGGACAAGTATGAGTACAAACACGCATCCATAAATGAAACTCACTCTAATGTTATTAAGTATGGTTTAACCGATTATGTTGAATTGCAAGAAATGAATTTTTATGAATGGGTATTGAATCCTACTGACTTCGATTTAATGCACTTAGATATTTCCAATGATGGTGATATAATTGAATTAGTTTATGATTCACTTGTAAAGAACAAAAAGCATGGTGTGGTTTTATTTGAAGGTGGTACTGTTGAACGAGACAATGTTGAATGGATGATTAAGTACAATAAAAAACCATTCAGTTCAATACAGCAAAAAGTTCAGTATGAAATTGTTAACCCTATGTTTCCTTCACTTTCTAAGATAGTTTTATGAAGATAGCATTCTTTACAGAAATGGGATTCAATGGTAAGATACCGAGAACACATGAAAACATGAGAACTGAATTTGCTTGGATGTGTGCATTGAATGCAACTCACTACACTATTGGGCAAGTTCCAAATGAAGAATATGACTTGGGTGTAGTTATTATTCCTAAGAATAATCCAAACTTTAATATAGATGAATTAAAATCAACTTGTAAGAAAGTAGCAATAATGCAAGAAGGACCAAATTGGTTCTGGCAAGATTATGATTTAGCAAAACAGATTTGGTATTTTAATACATTAACTTCAGCAGATATTATATTCACTCACAATAAAGCTGACCAAATGTATTATCAAGGTTTAACTTCACATCCTGATGTTCGTGTGTTACCTGCTCTTATGATTGAAGAAGTGATTAGTGATATTCCAAGTGTAGAAAGAAATGGTGTTATAATAGGTGGAAACTTTGTATCTTGGTATGGTGGATTTGATTCATACATAATTGCTTCTGATTTAAGTGAAGATGTGTACGCACCATCGATGGGTAGACGGCAACCTGGAGAGGAACACTTAATCAAACATTTACCATATATGAATTGGAAAGAATGGATTTATGCATTGAATAAATTTAAGTGGGGTATTCATTTAATGAGAACTCATGCAGCAGGAACATTTGCATTAAACTGTTCTTATCTTGGTATTCCATGCATTGGCTATAATGGTTTAGATACACAAGAGTTGTTGCACCCAAACCTTTCAGTTGATGTTGGAGATTTACAAACAGCAAGGAAGTTGGCATTGAAACTAAAAGACGAAGAATTTTATAAAGAGCAGAGTGATATTACTAAAAAAATGTATAAGGAGTTTTATAGTGAAGATAAGTTTTATTCAGCCTTCAAGAAACAATTTGAAATATCTCAAATGGTCTTATGAAGCAATAAGAAAAAATCAAGGAAGTCACACGGTAGAAATATGTGTTGCTGATGACTTTAGCAATGATGGTACATGGGAATGGTGTCAGGATAAAATGAAGGTTGATTCTAACTTTAAGGCTATACGCAATGATGGTCCAAAAAGAATTGGACATACAATTCTATATGATAGATTAATTAATGAAGTTTCTTCACATGATATATGTATGATTTATCATGCCGATATGTACCTGTGTCCAGGTGCGTTGGATTCTATTGAAAAGTATATAGCACCTAAAACTATTGTTTCATTGACAAGAATCGAACCACCTTTACATCCGAATGGTCCAGAAAAAGTTTTATTAGATTGTGGAATTGAACCAGAAGAATTTAATGAAGAAAAATTATTATCTGAATTAAATTTATTACAAGTTGGTGAAAAAACAACGGAAGGTATATTCGCACCATGGGCATTTATGAAAGCTGATTTTCAAGAAATTGGTGGACACGATCCATTATATGCACCACAATCAAAAGAAGATTCGGATATTTTCAATAGGTTTCAATTGAATGGTGTTAAGTTTATTCAAACTTGGCAAGGATTTGTTTATCACATGACTTGTAGAGGAAGTAGATTTAATCCAACTTTAACTGAGCCGGGAAAGAATAGTTCGGAATGGGAAGAACAGAACCTACGTTCAACTAGAAACTTTATTCGTAAGTGGGGTAGTTTTGTTTCACATGACGAATTATTGAAACCAGTAATAACTCACAAGTATGATATTGGTATAGTGTTGAAAAATTGTACATTACCATTATTAGAACTTAGTGAAATATTTTGCTCAAATGTCTATGTGGATTTAGATTCAGAATCTATTCAACGTTACATCGATAGGGAACAACCAAATACTAAGTTTAATTTATCTGATAGAATTCGTTCTATTGATGCAGAAAAAGTAAATGATATTATTGTTGAGTTTGATGGAAACAATTGGACACAAGCAGTAAGAGACATGGTGCTACACTTACCGAGTATTCTAACTGTTAATGAGATAGAAGTTGGTATATATGAATTAGACTTTTGTACTATATATGTTAAAAATGTAATATACTATGAGAATAATTTGATAAAATTATAATAATAATAATTGAATATATATTTATATGTATATACTGTAAAAAATTCTTTGGAGACATTTATGCATGAGATCGCAAGTAAATTAGTTCAAATACAAACACAACTCAGATTTTATCATTGGCAAACTAAATCATACGCACGTCACCAAGCATATGGTGGTACGTATGGTGCAATGGATGGTTTGATTGATTCATTTGTAGAAGTTCTCATGGGTAAATACGGACGTGTTCCTGCTATTCCGTTTGAAATTGTAAACAGCAATGCAAAAGATATAAATTCTTTTATAGAAGAAACAATCCAATTTTTAATTGGTTTGTCTTCCATGTTGAATGTAAAGACAGATACAGACTTATTGAACATAAGGGATGAAATGTTAGCCGAGTTTAATAAACTCAAATATTTAATTACATTAAAATAAAAAGAGGTGTTACTATGAATTCTAATTCAAATAGCGAAAAATCACAAGGGTTAGGTGATACAGTTGCTAAAGTTACAAGTGCATTGGGCTTAGACAAGGTTGCTGAATCAGTTGCTAAGGCAGCAGGTAAAGAAGATTGCGGTTGCAATAAAAGAAAACAAAAATTGAACGATATGTTTCCTTATAATAGATGACACAGAAGTCTATACATAAGATAGCTACTAAGATGGGTATATCATGGGATGGTGATAAACATTTCATGTCATGGTGTAAGACAATTGTTGGTAAGGAACATTTAGATGATATGTCAGAAGTTGAACTCATTATGATTTACAACAGATTAAAAAATGGTAGATTCCCAGAACTATTAATAAAAAATGGCTAACATAAACTACATAGCACCCGAAGAGTTGTCTAACATCAAGAAGCCAGCAGCTTCGGGTGTATTAGTTATGAATGGTGATGGTGAATTTCTTTTAACAAAGAGAACTTCTAAGGCAGATTATTTAGCTGGTTACTGGTCAGTTCCGTCTGGCGAATCAAATGTGAATGAATTGGAATCTTTAGAAGATTGTGCACGTAGAGAATTCTTTGAAGAGACAACTCATTTTATTCCTAAAAGTGAAAAGTTAATACGTATTGATAGATATTGTGTGGATGATAGAATATATTTTTTATTTTTATATAAAACTAAACGTAGATTTTTTGTAAAAATAGATTGGGAACATGAGGACTTGGGTTGGTTTACAAAAGAAAATTTACCTGAACCAATTGCTTCTAATATTTTAGACGCAATTCAAAGAGTTTAATATTTATTTATATGGAAAAAGAATTAACTTCAATATTGGAAAAATGGTCTACTAAATATAAAAGATCAATAAACTGTTCAAAGCCAAAAGGATTTAGTCAAAAGGCTCATTGTGCTGGTAGAAAAAAGAAACGAGGTAATAAAAAAATGTATAAAGAAATAAACGATGCAAATTATCTTATGGATATGATGAAAGAAGATGTGTTCGGACATCGAGTAACTATGGTAACTGCAAAGGATACTAACAGATTAAAAAATAAATTATCTCAACCAACTACCGATTCTGAGAAAGAAGATTTTGTTGCGGTAGTTGAACCACTTATGAATAGAAAATCTTTTATTTCAAAAGAAAGAGACCCAAACTTAGACTCATTTATAGATATTGATACAAGAGTAAGTCAGCACGATTTTACAGGTGAGCCAGATAGAGATGAGTTAGACTTTGATGAACTTTTAGGCGATGAAGAATTATATTAAAATAATTTTGTTTATTAGATAAAAATTTGTATATTAGTAACCTCATTGGAGAGTTTAATGAGTGAAATAAAAAAATTCGTAGTAAAAGAAATAAGAGATGTATTACGAGAAGAAAAACATAAGCATCAAATTAAAAAATTATCTTCTATACTTTTTGAAGCAGTAGATACAGCTAAAATGTTAAAAGATAATCCAAAAAAATTTGGAATCGCAAAGAAAGTTATAAAAATAGCAGAGAGTAATCTTATAAAAGAATACCACAAAGAAGGTGAAGGTAAGATGTTCAAAGCTCAATTACTTTCTATAATGAATAGTGCAAAAGAAATTTATGAAATGATTGATGAGCACGATGAGTTTGAAGATTGGTTACAATCAAAAGTTACAATAGCAGAAGATTATTTAAGAGCAATTCACGGTTATATGAAATATTACAATGGAGACGAAGACATGGGTACTGAGTTTGAAGACGAAATCGAATATGATGAAAAGGAAATGAACTTTAGTGATGATGAAACTGAAGAATACACAGAATTTCCAGATGAGGCTTTTGATGATGATGATATGGAAGGTGCAGTATATGGTGAAGAAGAATGGGCCGATGAAGATGGTGAACCTTTTGATTGGTTCATAGAAGACGAAGAAGAAACAGTATAACAATAAGAGGTAGTATGAGAACACCATTCATATTTACTGATGGTTGGCGATTTATATCCAGTGATGGTAATTCTATGTATATAACAAAGAATGAATTGGAAAATTATAAATACAATAATATACAAATCGATGAAATAAAAGCTCTATGTTTTGGTTACATGACAGGCAAGTCTTTTTTGAATTTCTCAATAGAAGGAATCGATCAATATTATGAATTTTAATACAAGAACGATTATAAACTTAATAGAACTTGATTCTGATTTAAAGAGTAAATTGCAAAGAATTATTGATGATGAAAAGTTATTCTTACTTAGTATGGACGATAGTTCTATTGATGAAGAAAATTTTATAGAATCCGCATACCCACTAATACAAGATAATCTTAAACGCTACGTAAAAATAGATTTAAGAGGAACGGACTTGAGTTTTTTGAAAGGAATGATCAACCTAAATAAAGTTGATTACAAATTAGTTTTTGAAAGTATTATACAGGTTTAATTGTTATGTTAAATAAGTTTTTTGAATTTATTGGTGTGGGGATAATAACACCAATAATATATCTAGTATACGCCATTACAGCAATAATAAGTGTATTTTTATTAGGAGTACCTATTGGTATTGCCTTTTATTTTATAGATTTAGTTGTAAAACAAATTTTTGGAGTTAATTAAATATGCCGGTCTATGATTTCAAATGCGAAGAATGCAATAGTATAAAAGAGTATTATGTTCCAACAATGAATTCAATTCCAGATAAATGCTCATGTGGAAAGAAATGTAATTTACAAAAAGTGGAATCGTTTAGTTCTAGTAAACCCATATTAAATGGAAAAGGATTTTACGAAACTGATTATAAAAAATAAACAGAGGTGGTTATGAATTATCCAAAATACAGAACGGATAAAAACATCGTAATAAGAATGGCCCCGCAGATTGGAGTCATGGGTTGTGAATATAGACACTTGACTAAAGCGTTTGGGCATCCAAATCTTTCTACGGATTATGGGGATGAATTTGATGGTGTTGAAAAATGTGCTTGGCATATTGAATTTGAAACAGGAGTAACCGCTAAGATTTCCGATGTTAGACCTTTTGGCTCAAATGATTTAGATTATAAAGCAGTAAAACAATGGCGAGTAAATTCTCGTGATGAGAACGCTTACGAATGGATTAAGGAAAGAATCAGGGATGCAAATCCTACTGAATAAGTTTTATTAATTAAGAAAGGAGTTATGACAATGAAGTATATCATTGTATTGTTTCTTGCCTTCACTTCCATGATGGCAGGAGATACGCAACCATATCTATTGAAAAAAATAGTTAGTGGTGGAAACGGTAATGCAACTCTCGGTCAAGTAGTTGCTGGTTATAGGAATGGTTATCATGTTGGAATACGTACACCAAAGGTACTTACAACTTCCATAAATGAACCAACACCTATTGAAATATCAGGATTAACATATCCAAACCCAACATCAGATGGTATTGTAAGAATTGATGTACCGAATCCAATGCGAATCGAAGTGGTTGATTTAAAAGGACTTACAGTAGGCTATGGAGTTAATTTATTGTCAAAACAAATTACACTTCCATATAAGGGCTCATTCTTTGTAAGAGTTATTACAACAGACAATCAAGTTTACAAAACAATAGTTATTTTTAATTAATCAATGAGGGAAAGATGAAACAAGTTATTTTAGCAATATTTGCTTTATTCTCGGTTACATTATCGGCACAAACAAATCTTCAGTATCAAGCACACGTTCCTGCTGGTACATCAACTGCATCAAAGTTTTCAGTTTATATTGCGAATGAAACATTTGATGAAAACTCACATTTGAATTCATCTGCTTTCTGGTATCGTGAAAATGCAGAAGTAGAAATTCAAAACGGCATATTAAATTATTTACTTGAAAGTGTACCTGATAGTGTATTCATAAACAATTATGGTAAACCATTATTTGTATACGCATACGTAAATGGTGTAACACTCGGTAGATTAAGAATTCAATCTGTACCGTATTCTCTTCTTTCAAGATATTCTTTAGAAGCAGCAGAAGCAAGAACTGCTAACCTTGCAGAAAAATCTAACCTTGCAAAGAGAGCAATCCTTTCTGATACGGCAACATTCTCACGTAGTTCAATCAGAGCGGTGTATTCAGATACCGCATTAGTTTCAGATACAGCGAACTATGCCAGGCACGCTAATACATCAGATTCTTCTGTCTCGTCTGCATACTCTGATTTGGCTGGGTATTCGGCAAATTCTGCCCATTCCGTGAAATCGGATACCACTAAGTTAGCAATAAATTCAAAGCATTCTGTTTATGCGGATACTGCTTTATATTCAGAACACTCTGGTATTTCTCTATACGCAGAAACAAGTGCTTTTGCAATGAATGCAAACCATGCTTCAGTTACAGATACGGCTAGGTTTCTTAGAGATTCCCTTCTTTTTCCAAGGAATTTCACACGTGGATCAGTTACCCTTCTTTCACTTCAAGGAGCAGAGACCGCTCAAGTTGGTTCAATTCTCACACGAGGAACTAATGGAATTTCGTGGGAAGTTAATCCGCAACACAGAACAAGTAGTGTTTCCATTTATACTTCCGCTCCAGCAAGTTTACCTTCGAGTTCAAGGTGGATTGTTTCCAGAGTTGCTGTGGATTATAACTTGGTCGCGGTATCAAACCCAGTTATCGGTCAACTCGTTACAATCTATAATGGTTCAACTGCAAATACAGTTACACTAAATAACAATACATGGATAATCGATACGGCAATTAGTTGTGTAATTTTACCAAATCAATCAAGAACCCTTTGGTTCAATGGTGCGTTTTGGATTATAGTAGAATAATTTTAAGGAGATAATAAAATGTACGAACCATTTTTAGGTATGATAGTGCAATTTCCATATAACTTTCCTCCTCGTGATTGGACATTTTGCCATGGGCAAGTTATGGAAATTCAACACAACGCTGCATTGTTTTCTTTACTTGGAACAATGTATGGTGGTGATGGTATTCATAATTTTAGATTACCAGATTTAAGACCAAAGGATGAACACGGTGCTCCATTGCATATTGAGATAGGAGACACGTATCAAGGTAAACCTTATATGGAACATTCCATTTGTATTGCTGGTGTTTTCCCATCAAGAAATTAATCTCAATAACCATGTGTTAATAGAGTTACGAAGTCGCCAGACATAATATCTGGCGATTTCTGTTTATATTATATATTTCATATTTATATGTATGTTAAACATGAGGGAAACTAATGGCACAATTAAACGCTAACACTCCGTATGTCCAATGTTACATTCGGAAAGAAATTACTGGTTATGATAAACATTTACACGGATACATTTTTGGTGTAAAATCTATGTTAAATTATCCGATGTTGTTTCATTTTCAAAGTGAAATAGGTGCTATATTTTGGAATATGCCAATAAGTGCTTTCTTTCATACGGAAAACTTTGATATACTCTCAACTGATGAAAAGAATAGATTGCAGTTACTACAAACATGGGATTGCCAGTCAACCGCCATTTCAGTATGTTGCTTCAAGTTCTTACAGCATAAAAGAGTAGATGTATTTTGTAGAGATAAGAAATGGCGTAGTGGTATTTATCATTTCACAATAGATGATTACTATACCGATCCAAATGAAATTCATGTTGGTTATTCACAGGACATGGACAGTAAGTGTTACCACTTCATAGAATTAGAAGATGGAAACTTCTGTATACACCCAAACAATTTGTTAAGATGGCACAATCCAGATTTCATTGTTCCTTACGATAAAAACAAACCACCAAAGATAAAAATTAAGAATCCATTAATGTCAAGTGAAGATATTGACCGCAGTTACGGTAATACTGCTTATTATTTTTATAACCACGAGGTAGAGTAATTTAGTTTGAATTATATTTATAGTTGGTAATTTATTATTTTAGAATAGAGTAGTAATATGAAAGATTTAGTAAATGAAGGTAGAAATCTTCAAGATAAATTTAAAAAAAGAATAGAAGAAAATATATTCTCAGATTTAGCATGGGGTATTAAAGCGGATGTTGGTAATTTTGTAAAGGGAGATTCCAGTCCTGGCAGAGTATTATACCTTAAATGGAAAGACGGATCACTATATAAAGACGAAAAAAGTCCATATAGTAAATCAGTTAGTTGGTATAATGAAAATGGGATAAAGACAAACGCAATGACTTTGGATAAAGTTGATAAAGAATTGGCAGCATTATTAAAAAAAGTTTCCGATATAAAAGGTAAAGTAGCAACTGAACCCAAATATCCAACCGATGATGATAAACAAAAATTGGCAAATAACAAAGAATACTTACAGGCATACATTGCATATTTGAAAAAACAAATTGAATCCGAGAAAACTTTACACAATTTGCGTTTATCACTCGGGATGAAAGACAAAAAAAATCCATGGGGATTGAGTGTTCCTATTTACGATAAAGAAGGTAATTACAAAGGAGAGAGTATAGATAAAGAACTATTGTATAAACAATGGCCAAAAGAATTGGTAGATGATATGGATTTAGATAAACCAAAACAATTATCCACGAGAGTTGCTGAATGGGAAGAGAAAGTAAAAGAAGCAGAACAACAACTTTCTAAACTTTAATTGTGAGTAGTAATATGAAAGATTTAGTAAATGAAGGTAGAAATCTTCAAGATAACTTTAAGAATAAATAGTAGTTCCTATAACCGTTTCACATTGGAGAGATTTCACATGAATAGGTATAAATTATTAGTAGAGAATGAAAGGCGAATACTTACTTCCGTTAAAAGAATAATACGTGAAGCAAAACTAACCGATGCTGAAAAGGCTGAAAGAGAAGCTGAAAAAATAAGAAAAAGGGCTGAAAAAGAAGCTGAAAAAGCAAGAATAAAGGCAGAAAAAGAAGCAAAAAAAGCAAACAGATTAACTGCTGCAGAATCGGAAGATGTTATAGTTCATATGTGGAATACTGCTGCTAAAGGTAAAGAAATACCAAAGGAATATGCAGATAGAGGACTTGAACCATTGTTCAATTCTGTAAAACCTTATGCTAAAAGTAAAGCTACTGTATATGGTAAAAAGAAATTGTCAACATCTGATTTATGGAAAGACGTAACAGGTAAAGATAAGGATACATCAAAAACAGATGTTATAGGTGATAGAAATTATTCTGTAAAATATGGACCAGCACAGTTAATGTCAGGTGCTCCAGAAGAAGCAAGAGCAACATTGGTTGCTGCTGCAGAAAAATCTGGACTTTCAAAAGAAGCACAAAAAAAGGCAGATAATTTTCTAACTGATTTAAAACTATACGCACTAAGAACAGTTGGTGAAACAATGAATCTACAAGCAATTAGGAGTCTTGGGGACAAAGAAGCTATTACCAATCAACTGAATCAAAGGGCGTATGATTTTGTTAAAAAAGGTGAAGAGTTACAAAAAGGATTACAAGAAGAAATGCAAAAATTATTTGATAGTTCTCCTGCATTTGAACAAGAATTTATATATGAAGCAATGACAGGTGCAACTAAATTCTCAGATGCAACCGCAATAGCAGATACAATGTTATGTATTGATAAAGATGCAACATCTATAAAAATAGAATCTGTTAGTGATTCTTCAAGTCCGTATGTAAAAAAAGTAATGAGTGCAACTAGTATAAAAGCATCTTATAAAGGTTCTTCCTATGAATTGAAAACTGGAGTTAAAGGTTTTACATTTCAAACTGCATTAAGATTAATTACTAAAGATTTATCCAAAGCAACAAATGAATGTATTGCTGCCGTTAATTCATATCAAGGTAGTGTTCTCAATGAAAACTTTTTTGATTTTGTTAAAAAAGCATGGGAAAAGTTAAAGAGTGTTGTTGAAAAAATAAAACAATTTATAGTAAAAGCGATTGAGCACATAAAGGCTGGATTTGTGAAATTACTTCAATTCTTTGGAATAGATTTTGATGTGCAGGGTTGGGAAAAATTAGACACTATTGATTTATATGATGTGGCTTAATTATGTTAGATTCGTTTTGGGCAAGTTTAGAAATAGATGATGTGTCCGATTTGAAATACACGGACATGAAAGCATATAAAACTTTAGAACAAAAAGAAGAAGTATTGGAAAAATTGGATTGGGTAATACTTAAATTATATAGGATTAAAGATGTACGAAAGTATGACTTTGATATAGTTAGTAGAATGAAAGATAAAATTAAATATGGTGATAGTTCTCTAACTCTAAAAGGTGTAGAATATTTGAATTTAATAACGGCAGATTTGAAACAAGATACATTTTAAGGAAGATGCAATGATAAAATTGAAAGACCTGTTGAAAGATAAAAAACAGATGCTTACAGAAACAGGAATCCGAAACATTAAAGAATTAACAGCAACGAGAAAAGAGGCTGTTATGTACTTTCACATGGATTTGGATGGTGTAACAACTGCAATCGGTATGAAAGCGTACTTAGAAAGGTACGGTGTTAGGTTGGTAGAATGCCACAAAATTCAATACGGTGGTATGGAATACGCAGTTCAAAAACCACGTCCTGGTTTATTAGTTGTTATCGTTGACTTTGCTCACGGCAAACCAATGGTTCACATTCATACAGATCACCATCAGTCACAAGCAGGTGTTGCTCCAACTACATCAGGTGCATTCAAACACGCACCTTCAAATGTTGCAGCAATGTCTCAAGAAATTTCACCAACTGATTTATTTCCAGCACAAGATATTCAAATTATATCAACCGTTGATTCTGCTGACTTTGCTTCACAAGGTATTAATCCAGACCAAGTAATGCGCTCAGTCTTTGAGTTCGATCCAACTATGTCTGCCGTACCAAACAGATTAGCAATGGGATTGGTAGTTAATAAAGTTCTTCTTGCATTCAAGAACAAACCAGGTTTCTTAGAAGCATTGGTAATGAAAGCACGTCCTTCACTTGTTTCTATCTATAATGTAATTAAACAAGAAGTAAAAGCTCGTGGTTTATCATGGGAAGATTTACCTGCTAAAACAGCAGCATACCTTGCTTCACAAGCACCTGATATAAAGATGAAACAAATAACAAATCCACGAGAAATACAA